ATGGCTGTAGCTGTTGCCGAAGAGCTGCATAGGCTGAATGATGAAATCCTCACCGCCGAGGATGTTATGGTTCTTTTACATAAACCATCCAAGGGAGCTGTAATTGCCATGTGCAAAAAGAAGCTGCTACCGTTCAGGAAGTATCACGGACAGTATATCTTCAGCAAGCACGAAATCACCAGATTTCTCCTTTCCTTGGAGAAAGATTCAGATAACAACACAAGTCCACGACAGACTGACTGAGAAGTTCGTCTGCCGTGGCAATTTTAAAATCGTATAGCATAAAACAAGATGATACGTGAGAGTATTATAGAACAAGTGCTTGACAGGTCGAATATCGTAGATGTCATTACAGACTACGGTATTACCTTGAGCAGGAGGGGACGCAGCAAATACCATGTAGGCTGCTGCCCCTTCCATAATGAGAAGACACCGTCGTTCAAGGTGGATGAGCTGAAAGGCATCTATCGCTGCTTCGGCTGTGGGGCTTATGGGAACGCCATTGGCTTCGTGATGGACTACGACCATCTGGACTTCCCCGCTGCCGTAAAGGTGCTGGCCGACAAGCTGAACATCAAGATTGAGGATAAGGAGGAAACAGAAGACGAGAAGAACGCCCGCCTTGAACGTGAAGCATACCTGAGCCTGATGGCGCGTGTGGATGCGCTCTACAAGGCGATGTTCAGGGAGGACGAGGAGGCACAGGAATATGCTCATGGCCGATGGGGCGCGCAATACTGCGAGGAGGAAGGTATCGGCTATGCGCCGAAGGGAAACGTCCTAGTGGACTGGGCGCAGAAAAACGGCGAGAGCCTGGATCGTCTGAAAGCGCTCAGCCTCGTGGGGCTGGATGAACAGGGTAAATGGTATGACTTCTTCCGCTCCCGTATCATGATTCCTATAAAGGACCGCATGGGGCGTGTCATCAACTACACCGGACGGGATTTGACTGGTGCATCGAAGTCTAAATACCTCAATGGTGCTGACACGCCTATCTATCATAAAGGGGATGTGCTCTTCGGCTTCCATTCTGCCAGGCGCATAGCGGCCAAGGAGCAGAAGGTGTATGCCGTCGAGGGAGCGCCGGACTGCATGAGGCTTCAGCAGATTGGCGTGGTCAATTCGGTAGCCCCTCTGGGAACAGCATGGACGGATGCGCAGTTCCAGCAGCTGAAACGGATAGCTCATAAGATTTGCTTCCTTCCTGATGCCGATCCCGTAAAAGCCGGGGATGAGTTCGGCGCAGGGACAAAGGCGGTCATCAAGAACGGCACAGAGGCCATGAAAGCCGGATTCGCAGTGTCCGTGAAGCCTATCCCGCTCGGAGAGAGCGGGGAGAAACAGGATCCGGACAAATACTGCCGTGACATGAAGCACTTCAATGGGCTTGAAGAACGTGACTTCATCCTGTGGCTGGCAGATCTGCGCTTTGAAAGAGCAAAGACGACGGAGGCCAAGGCTACTGTCGTGGCAGAACTGGCAGGACTGGTGGCCATGGTGCCGTCAGATACGGAACAGGCCATGCTCATTGATGAGCTGGCTGAGAAGAGCGGAAAGAAGGAAGCGCTTTGGCGTGGAGCTGTAAACGACCAGAAGCGCATCGCCAACGAGAAAGCCGGACAGCCAAAAAAGGAACGGGAAATCAATCTGGAGCAGCTGCAGCAGTACGGCTTCTATATCAAGAAAGGTAAGTACTGTTCCACGACCAAGGACGGTGATGAATGGGAATGGTCGAACTTCACCATGGAGCCGCTGTTCCACATCATTGACAACATCATGCCCAAACGTCTGTATTATATCAAGAATGAGTTCGGGCTGAAGAGACTGGTGGAACTGCGCCAGGAAGAGCTTGTGGGACTGTCGAAGTTCAAGCAGAAGATAGAAGGCCTGGGTAACTTCCTCTGGATGGCTACCGACCGCGAGTTTACGAAGCTGAAACGTTTCCTCTATGAGGTGACAGAAACGGCAGAGGAAGTCAAGCAGCTTGGCTGGCAGCGTGAAGGCTTCTTCGCCTTCGGAAACGGTGTATGGGACGGCGTGGAGTTCCAGAAGGTGGATGACATGGGAATCGTCAGGCTTGGGGAAATCGGTAACTACTACCTTCCCGCTTTCTCCCAGCAGTATAAGAAGGATAACAAACTCTATAAGTTCGAGAAGACGTTTGTACACATGGGATACTCCACGCTGCCGCTGGTTGATTTCACAGGGCAGATATTCCGCGTGTTCGGGGATAACGGACGCATAGGGTTCTGTTTCCTGATGGCTACACTCTTCCGTGATATCGTGACGGCAGAGACGCGCTCCTTCCCTATCCTCAATCTCTTTGGTCCGAAAGGTTCGGGTAAGTCTGAGCTGGGACATACGCTGATGAGTTTCTTCATCATTGCTAATGTGCCGCCGAATATACAGAACGCCACGCTTCCGGCATTGAATGACACGGTGGCTGCTGTCAGTAATGCCCTGGTACATATCGATGAGTTCAAGAATGACATCGATCTCTACAAGCGTGAGTTCCTGAAGGGCCTGTGGGACGGCACAGGACGTACCAGGATGAACATGGATCTTGACAAGAAGAAAGAGACAACCAGCGTCGATGCGGGCATCATCCTCTCCGGCCAGGAGATGGCCACGGCGGACATCGCACTGTTCTCGCGTTTCGTATATCTGACCTTCGACACGTCGGAGTTTACGAAGGAGCAGCAGGCAGAATACAACCGCCTGAAGGAGATGCGTTCATTGGGTGTCTCGCACCTGACACTGCAGCTGCTTCGCCATCGCAAGAAGATGGAAGTGGAGTTCAAGGACTTCTATCGTATGACACAGTCGGAGATGGACGCTGCACTGGAAGGTGAACGAATCGAGGATCGAATCAGGAACAATTGGACGATTCTGCTGGCCGTGCTGAGGACGCTGGAATCAAGCCTGGCCATCGATATTCATTATGAATCCATGAAGCCTGTCATCATCGATGGCATCAAGCGGCAGAATGCAGAATGTAAGTCCAACAATGAGCTGGCCGGGTTCTGGCGTACTGTCAAGTACCTGCTTTCTGAGGGCGAGATTGTCAACGAGGGTGACTTCTGCATCAAGACGCTTACCACGCTGACAACGGACATCGTGACATATACGGACTGGCCGACATCCAAGCGGGTGCTGTTCCTCCAGAAGTCGCGTATCTTCAAGCTGTACAAACGTGCCAATAAGATGACGGACGAGGTGGGCATCCCTGAAGCATCGTTGAAATACTACCTCGAAAAGTCGAAGGAATATCTCGGTGAGAAGAAGTCTGTACGCTTCAAGTGCTTCCTGAAGGGAGGCATACCCAAGATGAGTATACCAAGATTCCAAGGAGATAAGAGCAGGCACGTGGAAGAGGTGCAGCGTGCATACTGCTTCGACTATGACGAGTTAGTGAAGAATTACCAAATCAATCTGCTGGATACATCCCAGATCGAGCAGGAAACAACCCCTGATTTGTTCGATAGAACAGAATAGACCCCGATTTTCCTTGCTACAAGTGCTACAAATGCTACATATTCATTTTCAATGCCTTATCCTTGCGGAATTTGCCTACAATTTGCCTACAAGCGCCTACAAATTGCCTACAAGCAAGGTGATTTGCCTACATATTCTACATGATTCTATATATATGATTCTATATAGAAGTCTATATATAGTCTCATTATCAGTATGTTGCATTTTCTGTAGCCATGTAGCCGATGTGGCGCGTCAGAATGTGTATCGCGCGTGCGTGTGTAATCTTAATATAATTATAAAAAACTCACCTTTATTATGTTAAAAGTAATCTATCTCAAAATGGAGCCCTACCTTCGTCAGTGGTTCATTCATGAAAATGGCGGTGTTGAACCTGTGCGTCTTCGCCGTGGTACACCTGAGAGCAATATCTTTCAGGCTTTCATCAGCAAGAAACCGGAAGAATGGACTGCGGCACCCGAAGATGGAAGTGTCGCCATCGTAGTACCGCAGTATAAGAGCCTCGATCCTGAATACTGGTGTTACCTTCCACCCAAAGCTGCACGAGCCTTATACAACTGCATCAAAGCCAGCTTGGACGTTCAGCTGTTCAGGGAACTGCATACCATTCGTTCCAAAGAGATGCAGATCAGTGACCTCATCTATGCCTTCATGGAAAAGCATGGGATTGAGGACACGGAAACAAACTGGAACACCTTGGCAAAAATATACAAGAGAAAGCTCGACAGTCACCGATGGTCGGCGAAATATACTAAGAAACGTTAAAAAACGCCTTGACTTCAAAACGTTTTTGTCTTTCTTCTCGCAATCCTCGCTTTCCTCGCAATCCTCTATTTCCTCATATCCTAAAAGTACAAACATCATCACATGATACAGTCTCTTCCCGGCATAACTGCCATTAGGTATCTTGAATGTTCTAAGCTACCCTCGAATATTGAAATGAAAAGTCTCGTAGGTGTCCCTATAGGTATCTATGACATCATGACATCGGTTTGCTTCACTGGCCATCCGACGTGTATCACAGAATCTGAGTATGACCAACACGCGCAGTCTGAGAAAACCGTACTCACCTTTCAGACAACAGATGAGCTGCCCGTGCGGCGTCAACTCGCTTTTGTAGTGAGTGACATCCAGGGAAGGCTATACCTCATTGGCCATAATGAAGCACCATATCCTACAGTTAAGCGCACAGGACAGCTTGGTACACCCACAGAGGAAAAAGCGGGATATACCTATGAAGTGACGTTGATTGGCAGGAAAACATTGATTAAACTGTCTCAAAGCATGGAACTATGACAAAAATGAAGGCTCAATCCCTCGAAAAAAGAGATTTCAAGCCTGAAAAATGGATTTAATACGTAATAGACAACAATATATCCGAATAAATGAGTATATTTGCACCCGCAAACAAGAAGCCAATGACTATTGACACAATAAAAGAACTGTTATCAACTGGCGAGAACGCAGCCATCGAATTCAAGACTTCTGCGGAGAAGGTCAGCCATTCGGTGTATGAGTCTGTATGTGCCTTCCTGAATCGTTCGGGAGGACGCATACTCATGGGCGTACAGGATGATGGCACGGTCATTGGCGTTAATCCCGAGAAGGCTGATGCCCTGATAAAGGATATCATCAACGCCATTCAGAACTCTGAGCTGTTCCTTCCCACCCCATTCTTTACGCCTGAAAAGATCCGGCTTGATGACAAGATTGTGATAGCCTTGGATGTCCCTGTTGGCCAATATGTGTATCGCTATAATGGCCGTTATTGGGATAGGAACGGGGATGCTGACATCGATGTGACGGATTCGCCGGAACTTCTGCTGGCTCTGTTCGAGAGAAAGAACCCGCACTTGTTCGAGGAGCGTTTTGTCAAGGATATGACAGAAAAGCACCTTGACCCGGATACGTTCACGTATTGCCGCAACATCGTAAAGGTCATCAATCCCAAACATCCGTGGCTGAACATGAGTGACTGGGGTATCCTCGTCTCGTGCGGATTGGTTGACAAGGACAGCCACTACATGAAATATGCGGCACTGCTTCTGTTCGGCACGGACGAGGCACTTGCCAACTTCATGCCCCGCTATCGTTATGAGGGCATCTTCAGGATGTGTACTTACGGACAGTATGAGCGGATGGAGGATGTGAGCAACCGATATGATGACCGGGTGACGGTGAGAAGCAACCTGATTCGTGTCTATGATAGGTTGCTGGAATTCATCATCCGGCACTTGCCTGATAAGTTCTACCTGCCTGCTGGATCTGTGCAGCGTCAGGATCTGCGTATTGACTTGTTCCGTGAGATATTGGGGAACATGTGTGTCCATACCGACTATAGTACTGGCTATGCTTGTTTCCTGGAAATCTATAAGGACTGTGTGATAACGCGCAATTCATCCCGCCTCATTCCACAGGTTCCAGAAGGCAATATCACCATCCAACAGTTAGGCAACTATACGAAGAACCCGCTTCTCGTAAAGGTGTTCCGTGAATTAGAATGGGTTGAGGAACTTGGAAGCGGCACAAGGAACATCCTGAAATATGCTCCCCTCTACTACCCCGACTACCAAATTTCCATTCAGAGCGGCCAGCAATTCTTATTTGCCATTACATATGCGGAGGTGAAAAATGGCACTGACAGTACCCATATTGGCACTGACAAGACAAAAAATGGCACTGACAAGCTAGAAAATGGCACTGACAGTACTTCCCATTCTGGTAATTTGTTCTCCGGTTTGAATATTGACAACAAGCAGAACAAACGTCGTGCTGGAATTATCAGTCTCATCAGTCGGAATCCTTCTATATCTGCGAACGATTTAGCTGAAGAATTGAGTGCTGGACTCCGTACAATAAAACGTGATCTAAAGTTCCTAACAGACATCGGGATTATTCGTCACGTAGGTCCAGATTTCGGTGGCCATTGGGAAATCATTAAAAAGAAGTAGATTTAAACTGTTACCTTACCCGCCCGTTCTCAAACCCTGAGAGCGGGCTTTGCTTTTGTATGGCTATTATGTCTTTTCGCGTATATATATAATATAGTACTTTTGCGGCAGAAACAAACACATCTGCCACATGACTCAATATCATCTTCATCTTAAAGGCTATGTGGGCGGCGCGGACTTCAATACGGAATCCGTGCTGGCCACGCTGGCCGCAAATCCCGATGCCGAGGTCAGCGTTCTTGTGGACTCCACAGGAGGTCAGCTGGCCACGGCACTCTCCATATCCTCCGCCTTCCACCGTCACGGGAAGGTTCACGTCCATTTCTCCGGCATGAATGCCTCTGCCGCCACCATCTCCTCGCTCGGAGCGCAGCGCATCTCCATGGATGCGTCTGCGCTCTATCTGGTGCACAAATGTTCGGTGGCGGTGTTCGAGTGGGCAAGCATGAACGCTGACCAGCTGCAGGAGTACATTGACAGCCTTGACAAGCAGAAGGCAAATCTGGAAAAGCTGGATTCTCATGTAGCTGCCATGTATGCCGCACGATGCCGCAAGCCTCAGGAGGATCTGCTGGCATTGATGAAGACAGGTGGCTGGCTGACAGCCAAGGAAGCCAAAGAATGGGGCTTCGTCGATGACATCACGGAATATGAGGAGGACGTGAAGCCTATGATGACCGAGGCGCTGGCCACTGCATTGGCTACGGCTTGCATTCCTATTCCGGCCATTCCTTATGCTGAAGGACGGACTGAGCAGCCTTCGGAACCGCTCTTCACGAGGTTCATGGCGGCTCTGGCGGGTTTGTTTACATTCGGGAACAAAACCCCGGAGGTTGCAGCCCAGGATCCTGACACATCTATTCACAACCAAGAAGATAATCAAACACAAACTCCAAACACACCCATCACTCCCATGAAACAGATGCCTCACATCGAAGCCACACTGCAAGTGGAGGGCTTCACTCCCAACGCCGAGGGCAGCGTACCTCTTACGGAGGCACAGCTGCAGAGCCTCGAAGACCACATCACCGCACAGGAAACACGTATCACTGACCAGGAGAACCAGCTGACGGAGCGTAACAACCGCATCACTGAGCTGGAAGCAGAGGTGAGAGCACTCAAAGCCACGCCCGCTGATACTACCTCTTCTGTTGTCAACAACAACTCCGGTGAGAAAAACCAGCAGCCCAACAGAGCAAGTGAGTACCTGGCCAGGGTGAACAGCGCCAAGGAGCTGTATGATCTGGTTTCCTAAGCCCATCTTTCTTTTATCCAATTCTTCCAAACAACACAAACACAAATTTTTACTACCATGGCAGGAATAGTTCACTTTACCCCGCAAGAGTATCAGGAGGCAGCGCACAAGTGGCGCAAGGAACTGTTGATGCTCCCCATCATCGGCTGTGAGGAAACTTTGCAGCACATGACAAAGCGCCCAGGCATCCGCTATAAGGAGTCCGTGGGCGAAATAAGCGGCACGGCTCAGTTCGCTCCGTATAAGGCCAGCCGACGCACTAACACGGATCTTCACCTGAATTTCCGCACTTTGGAAACGTTCTTCGGTTCCGTATGTACGGATTTCGAGCCTAACAGTGCCGTAAGTACCTTGCTCGGCATGATGGCAGGTTCTACCAAGGGTGACGGACAGAAGAACACGATTCAGGCAAGAGAAGTGCTTGCCCTCATTTCCCGTGGTCTGTCCGAAACGCTCAACAATGCTATCTGGTCGGCTGTACGCAATGAGAACGGCGACACTACGATGGATCTGTTCAACGGCTTCGATACGATTACCTCCACGGAAATCACCGCTGGTAACATCGCAGCCAACAAGGGTAACTACCTCAAACTGACCGAGGAGATTACCGAGCTGAACGCTTGCACCGTCGCCAAGAAGATTCTGTTCAGCCTTGACCCGATTCTCCGCGCCCAGGACCTGAACATGTACTGTACGCAAGAGTTCGTTGACATGTACAACGAATCCTACCAGTCCATGCACGGGGCTCTTCCCTATAACCTCGGTTATGAGAAGAATACCGTCGAGGGCAGCAATAACAAGCTGCACATGATCCCGCTCACGAACAAGCTGGGCTCCAACTTTATCCACATCGCTCCCAAGAGCAATATGCTCGTGGGCTTCGACCAGATGGGCGACACGGAAAGTGTGGATGTACGTGAGTTCGCTCCCTTCGTGCTTACCTACATCGCCACCATGTTCTTCGGCGTGCAGTTCGAGAGCATCGACCGTCGCCGCCTGAAGGTCATCGAACTGTTCGGCTCTTCCGAAGAGGAACAGGGCAACGGACAGGGCCAGAACAGCGGCCAGTCTCAGAACCAAGGTGGAAGCCAGGAACAAGGCAACACCCAAGGCGGTGAAAACACTGGAGGTAACAATGAAGGTGGAGAAAACACAGGGGGCAACGGCTAAGTCGGTAATGACAACTGAATCCATGCAATTGTTGAACTGTTAAATCATTACTGCTATGCCTACGCAAAATACTTGCTTTACTCCATTGCAGAAGTCTCTTGGATGGTGCCAGGGACAGCCTGTATTGCCGGGCATCCGCCGCAGGCTCTACTACACGAGCAAGCAGAATATCGTGCAGTGGCCAGCCTATACCAGCGGCAGCAGCCTGTCCTTTGCCAATACGTCGGGTAACTTCACGCTGAAGGCTGATACCTATTGGCATTATATTGAAATCCTCTCGGAAAAGTCCACACTGACCTCGGATCCGCAAGGGGAAACGCCCTCGCAGACGCAGTTGAACAAGCTGACTGCTGTTCATCCGGGAGTGGGTCAGGAAGCTTCTGCCGTCGCCTGTTACCTCAATAACTCCGATAACGTGTTCATCGTTCAGGATATGTCCGGGAAGTGGCGCATCGTCGGGTCTCGTTTCTATGAGACGAAGACAACGGTGACACAGGACAACGGACAGGGTGCCACGGGAACGGCCAGCACCACCATCAACGTGGAAGCTACTGACATCGCGCCGTCACCTTTCTATGCTGGAACCATCGTCACCGAGGACGGGGAACTGTCCCTGAATGACGAGGATGATTCCGCTGAAGAACAGAACAATGGCGGTTAATCGTTGAAACTCTAAATGGTACGACTATGCCAAACAATAACTCTTGCTTCACGCCATTGCAGCGCTCCCTCGGTTGGTGCCAAGGTATGCCCGTCATGCCTGGCATCCGCCGCAGGCTTTACTACACGAGTAAGCAAAACATCGTGCAGTGGCCTAACTACAGCACGGACAACGGAGGCAGATACTCTTTTGCCACCGTAACGGGCAACTTCGCGCTGAAGGCTGATACCTATTGGTATTACATTGACATCCTCGCGGAGAAGTCCACCCTGAGCTCTGACCCGCAGGGGGAAGCTCCCTCGCAGACGCAGTTGAACAAGCTCACTGCCGTCCATCCGGGAGTAGGCCCCGAGGCTTCTGCCGTTGCCTGCTACCTCAACAACTCCGATAACGTGTTCCTCGTACAGGACATGTCCGGCTACTGGCGCATCGTCGGGTCTCGTTTCTATGAGACGAAGACAACGGTGACACAGGACAACGGACAGGGTGCAACGGGAACGGCCAGTACCACCATCAACGTGGAGGCCACGGATGTTTGCCCCTCGCCGTTCTACCAAGGCTCGATAGCCACCGAGGACGGAACGGTAGTTCTGACTGGTTCCTGATAAAGACTCTTGAAATCATATCTTTGAAACGTTGGATGAGCGCACCGCCATAGACATGAGTGACCTCCTCGCTGAGGTGCAAGTGCCGGACATGGACGGTGCGCTTCGTTCTTTTTCCGAGTCAACCAGACAGAGAACAGTCAAGGATCTCTTCGGGAAAAAGAAACGGGAAGCCTGGGACAAGGACACGGAGGCGCGATGTGACTTTTACCCGAAGACGCGGTTGGTGAGCCGCGCAGGGGTATGGTTCTTTGCACTATGGCAGAAGTCCGTCATGGGACGGACACTGACTGAAATCAAGTCGGACGATGGCGAGATACCGCACTTCGCTGAAGAGGTGAGCAGGCTCATCGGGGAGGTCATCGGACAGCATCTGAAGGATGGAAACTGGTGTATCGTTTGCACTCCCAAACGGAGGCATCTGACTCGTAATTTCGCCACGCTGATTGCTGATGAAATTGGCAAGAAAATGGGCATACCGTTCTATGAAGATGTGGCCGTTTGCAAGTCGAAACATCGGGTAAACGCGGTGTTTGACCTACTGTTTTTGCCACCCGAAAACAACATCATTATCTTTGATGATTTCGTCACAACGGGGTCAACAATGAAGTCGATGAAGGCGGTGTTCGATGGCCACAAAAAGAACGTAATGCTGTTTGCCGGAATCAACAACAAGCTTTGAAGTAGATATTTATATATGATTACATTATAAACTGGATATTAAACATCTATGATATGAATGAAATGTTTAACTCTAAGCTCCGTTCTTGGCTGGATGATGACAGCCGGACAACAGAAGAAGGATGTCTTCTGCTGCTACAGTTAGAGGGCAATCATATCCATTATAGCAACCTCATGCGCTACCCGGACAAGAAGAAACTGATGGATTATCTTGTCTCGGAATTGAGCCGTCGCCTGACTGCAAGACTGGCCAAGTGTACGCATGAGGAAGTGGAACAAATGGATGCCCAGGTGAAGGTCATCGAGAAGAAGTATTTCCTCTATCGGGATGCCCCGAAGAGCGGCACCACAGATGAGGAATTCCGTAAAGGAAAACGGGCAGATCACGACCAGCTGCCGGAAGAGATTCAGGCACGATACGTGGAGAACCTGCCCTTGCTCCAGAGGATGCGGGAAGTGCATCTGAAACTGCGCAATCTCTCCTTGGAGAATGTCAGCTGCCCGGACTCAGAACGCTATCCGTTCCTGAAGGAACTCATAGAGCTGGATAAGCGGATTCATGAGAATTGGGACATCTATGACCATTATGTGATAGGTACTCCAGTACCTGACACAACTAAGGTCAAGAAGTCCACGGCTAAGGGGGCTAAGACTCCGGCCAAGGGCGAAAAGAAAGCTTCGAAGCCGAAAGCCAAAAAGGAAGGCAAGGATTCAGCTACCAAGAATACTGAGTAATACATGAAACGCGGCATCAACATATCCAAATACCTGCTGCCATTGGCAGAAAAGACGCACCAGGTCTATCTCACCAATGAGCTGCAGGTGGCTGATGTGCTCGAATGGATCCTGGAACAGGTGGGAAAATCCGAAGTTTGGCAGACTTCGTTCTCCATCTCAGAGGAATTCCTTCGCCGACTGTTCTTCATCGAGCAAGATGGCCGCGTTTCACAGTTCAACTTGGTCCTGGACTTCAAGGCTACGCAGAAGACTTTGCGGCTGTGGCCGTTTATCTGCCAAACGATGGAATATGTCTATTTGGCAGATAATCACTCGAAAGTGTTGCTCGTTCAGGCTGAAAGTGGGGCGGTGGTGACTGTCCTCACCTCGCAGAACCTCACACGAGGCAACCGCACGGAGTCGGCTTTGGTGACGACAGATCCAGACATATTCAATACGCTTCAGAAGGAAATGCAGTATATCATCCGTAATAAATCAGTACCGCTACATGACCTATTCGAAAGAAGTCTTAGAGCAGATTGAGAAGTATGCTTCTATCTTCCTGCCTATATCTGATATTGCGCTCATTCTTAACATCCCTGCAGAGCAACTGCGCGAGGACGTCAAGAACAGGCAGAACGATGTGTCCAAGGCTTACTTTAGAGGGAAAGCCAGTTCAAAGGTAAAGCTGCACATGCAAGAAATGCAGCTGGCAATGGTCGGCTCTCCGCTTGCCTTGGAGAATGCAGCGAAGAACCTGCTCGATATGGAAGACGATGAATAACACCGCTCAATGGCCAACATATCCACCATAGATTTGTGCAAGGAGCATCTCTTTTCAACTGCTGAAGTCATGCGCCAAGAAAAGTACACGGAAACGCAGATTGCCCGTGTACTGCGCTTGCGTGACATGTATTCGTGGGTACTGGCGAACCCTGATGCCAAGGACAGACAGTTTATCGAGGAGGAGCTGGCACGTGGGTATGCAGCGCATCGGTCACAGGCATACGCGGATTTGGCGGTCATCAAAGCCTTGATGCCGCTGCTTACTTCGGCCACGCGGGAGTTCCATCGGTGGCGTTATAACGAGATGATTCTCGAAACGTACCAGATGGCCAAGAAACGCAAAGACACGAAGACGATGGAACGGGCAGCTACCTCCTACGCCAAATACAACCGCGTCGATGTGGAAGATGAAACGGCACTGCCTTATCATCTGATTGTGGTGCAGCCGTTCACAGCGACTTCCGACCCGTCGGTACTGGGTATTAAAGCCATTCCCAACAGGCAGAAGTTCGTGGAAGACTTGCTCGCCAAGTATCGCGCCGAATCGGCTGATATTGACGATGTGGAATATGAATACGCTGACCTCGAAGAGGATGAGCTGTATGCGGAGTATGAGGAAATCAAGGATGAAGACGAAACGGAGTAAGCCATGGAAAAAACGGAAAAGGAAGCAAAGAGGATATACTTCAATGACCCGCAGCGATTGACGCAGCTCATCGGGGCCAATACGACGGTCATTGTGGCCGGGCGACGTACAGGTAAGACGGACTCCATCGCCGCGCCTTTCGTGCTCCGCAATATGCAGCGCATGGAAGGGAGCACGGGCGGCATCGTGGTACCGACATTCAAGCACGGACTGACAAACACGCTGCCGGGACTGTTCACGGCTTGGCGCAGATGGGGATATGAGAAGGATGTGCACTACGTGGTGGGAAAACGACCGCCAAAGGCGTTCAAGCGGCCATTGATTGAACCAAGTGACTATGAGCATGTCATTACGTTCTACAATGGCTCCGTCGCCATCATCATCTCCCAGGATCGTCCGGGTACGTCCAACTCCCTGACGCTCTCATGGGTGCTGGTCGATGAAGCAAAGTTCATTGACTACCAGAAGCTGAAGGATGAGACGCTGCCTGCAAATGGCGGCATCAAGTCGTTCTTTGGGAAGCATAGCTTCAACCATTCGCTGATGATTCTCTCAGATATGCCGCAGACGCAGAAAGGCAGCTGGTTCTTGCATTACCGCGAGAAGATGGATAAGGATCTCATCGAGGGTATCAAGGCCACACTCTATGAGATATGGCGCACCAAGGAGCGCATACGTGAAATACGCAAGAAGAAACAGGTGATTCCTTCTTACCTCAAAGGGTATCTGCGCAAACTGGACACGCAGCTGAATAAGATGCGCTCCGTGGCTGTTTATTACAAGGAATACTCCAGCATCGAGAATGTGGAGCTGCTAGGTGAGAACTACATCCGGCAGATGAAGCGTGACTTGACTCCGCTGACATTCCAGACATCGATTCTTTGTCAGCGGATAGGGATTCGCAAGGATGGCTTCTATTCGTCCATGAAGGAGAGCCACAAGTACAATGCCTCAAACTTCGAGTACCTGGACAGTCTCGGGTATGAGTTTGATGACGCGGCCCTTGACTGCAGGGCTGACAAGGACTTGAACTTGCAGGCTCCTATCTGCATCGGCATGGACTACAATGCTAATATCAACTGGATTGTAGCGGGACAGCCAAAGGGACATCGTCTGAATGTGCTGAAGTCCTTCTTCGTCAAGTTCGAGCAGAAGCTTCCGGCATTGATTGAAGCGTTCTGCAATTACTACGCCTACCATGAGAACAAGACGGTGGTGTTCTACTATGATGCTACGGCGCTTGGCTCAAACTATGCCGTGAATGACCAGGATTTCCATTATGTGATTGTAACAGAGTTTGAACGCCACGGATGGGAGGTCGTTGACGTGTACCTCGGTAATCCGATGAAGCATGATGAGAAGTACTTGCTCATCAACCAGGCATTCGCGGGGAAGCAGCGGCTCATGCCTTTCTTCAACCGACAGAACAACGATGACCTGATTCTTGCCATTCAGACGGCACAGGTGTATCGTGGACGGCTAGGATTCCGCAAGAACAAGAACGATGAGAAGAACCCGGAAACGGAAGAGGATTTATTGGAACACCGCACCGACGGAACGGATGCTTTTGACACTCTCTATATTGGGTGTGAAAAGTTCCCGCAGCACGATACTTACAATTTTTCGGGTGGAGGTGTGATGTAAATCCCTTTTAGAGGTGTTTTGGAATGGTTTTGATGCGTTTTGAAGCGGTTTTAAGGAAGAAAAAAACTTTTTTACCCCGATTTATTGTTTTTTTACGCGCCCGAACCTTAGATAATAGAAAATAATCTTTAAGTTTGTACTCAAATCGAGCATATAATGTACCTTTAATACTACATTCGGCTCGAAAAATGTACATAAAAATAAGCAAGATTATAACATATTATATGAAAAGTAAAAGTATAAACGACATTACCCTATTCAGATATTTATTTAATCTCGATAAAAGAGACTAGCCCCAAAGCATTCTTAATTGGTGCAACAACATAGGTAGTACAATAGATTCTGACAGAGAAAACGCAATAAAAGAGCTCTCACATGTAAAGGGTAATTGCCGTAATTTGGTTGTCTTTTCTAAAACGTTTATTGACACGATGGACAAGTCCTATATGAAATTTACACAATTTCATATGGATATCCTTGAAGAGCTTGACAACGAGAATGGAATTGTACGGAGTCCATACTTTATTGAAGGATGTTATGTTGTTTATAGTATAAATAATGGATGTTTGACATTATGGGTGTTCCAAGAAAACTTGGACAGACATTTGTCTATTCCAACTTATTATATCTGCGTCTCTCCAAAAGATAAGATTAAGGGCGAAGGTCATCAACTGGATTGTATGGTTCTACCCCTTTTGGATAATTGTGTGGAAGCAAACCTTAGAGACTATATTGACATGGTTTTAGATTACCTCTGTTTAAGGCAATGGGCAGAAGTACAACTAGGAAAGGTTTCAACCACTGTCAAGAAGGAAATTAAGAAGAATAAGAAGATTCAGACAGTTACTGCGTCTGGTTTAGAATACTATTTATTCGATAGTAAGTGGTATACTGAGATTTGTAATGATAAGTCTTTCCAAGTTAATGGGCATTTTAGATTGCAGCCTTATGGAGACGGCACTAGACGTCTAATTTGGATAAACGAGTTCACGAAGAATGGTTACCATAGAAAAGCTACAATCGATAAGGTAAAAGATGGTGATATTACGTTAGACTAATTTGATTTTATATGCCTGAGTTAATTTCTCTGATATTATTCTGCCTCTTACTGTTCTTTTTAGTAAAGAACCGCAAATGGTTCTCGCGTGGAGCCAGTGGGGAGGGAACAGTATCTGGGAAGTTGCATGGGTTAGGGGAACACTATATTGTTCTGGATGACTTGCTGATTCCAAATGCGCACGGCGACACCCAGATAGACCATGTGGTAGTTTCACCATTTGGCGTTTTTGTTATTGAAACAAAATGCTGGACTGGATGGATAAGTGGAGGTGAGAACACAGACCAATGGACGCAGACAATCTATAAGGAGAAATATGACAAACCCAATCCTATCTATCAGAATAAAGTGCATGTAGAGGCGGTTAAATTGGCTTTAAAGTCGTATGACGATGTGGTAGTCTTTCCTATTGTTGTCATTGTTAATTGCGACCGCTTAATGGTAAATACACCGAATCACACAGTCATCAGAACAAATGCTCTGAAGAGTGAGGTGTTGAAATATACCCGAATAATATACACGGATGCCCAATGTGAGGCGATGGCTCAAACACTTCAAGGACTATCTTCTAATGATAAAGAAAAAAGGAGTCAGCACATACAAAAGGTAAAAACATATCAAGCTGTTTCACAAACCAAAGTAGATAATGGTATATGTCCACGTTGTGGTGGATCACTCGTTTTAAGGAATGGCCGATATGGTCGTTTTTATGGTTGTTCTAATTATCCAATGTGTAAATTCATAACAAAAGTATAAATAGCATATAAAAAGGAGTCTCCCCAAGTTTATCATCACAATGGACGCTACCTGCTTCTGAGCATAGTCAATCAGCATAAGGATTTGCAGGTGGGCGATGACAAATGCATCGGTGGCGGGTACTACCAATTCTACTGGACGAGTAATCGTCTGATTCTTGACCTTGCATCCTATGACTTCTGACGGCCACGCTCACATTTGCTTCAAAAGAGTCATGTAGCTGATGGCTCAACTCCATCCAAGCGTTGGCTCAAAGAGAATAAAATGTATGGAAATCAAAAGCTAAAAGAAACATGAAGAAAAGTTTGTAAAAGAGATACATTTTATATCCTAGAGATCTTCAAGAGTGGAAAAATTAGCCAATAATTGTTAATTTTTAGTATTTCTAGCATCAAATAATTAGAAATATATATTGAATTTGAGGATTGTTCAATAAATTTGCGCTAAAATCATTATCTTTGCGTATATGAATGGTGATATTAATAGACTGAAGGTCGTACTTGTTGAAAAGAAGAAAACAAGTAAGTGGTTGGCAGAAACTTTAGGTAAAGATCCTGCCACTGTGTCCAAATGGTGTACAAACACATCACAGCCAAGTATTGAGACATTTTTGGAAATTGCCCGACTATTGGATGTGGATATTAAAGATCTCCTTGTTTCAACAAATGGTCGTATACAGAATGCACTTTGAAATAATATGATGGATATAATCGCACGAAACCCCTATAGAACATTAGGCGTGTTTGCTAACGACCCAATCAAAATTCGGACAGCAAACATCGCAAAGATTCGTGCGTTTAATAAAGTTGGTAAGGATTGCTGCTTTGAATGTGATTTAGTTGATATTTTTGGTCCTGTTGATAGGTCAGAACAGGCCATTGAGCAAGCAATTTCTTTGTTGTCATCTGATATAGATGCAGAATACTATTCTTGCACTTGGGTTCACAGAACAGACAAGCTGGACGCTACTGCTAAAGCTCCAATAGATCTTATTAGATCTGGAATCGAAGGGAAAGATAAATCAAGCTATGTAAATGTTATAATTGGAGCACTTCTTGCCGACAATACAGAGCTGGCTTCTGATTATATTATCAGGTTATTCGAATGTGATGAAGCCCCAAATGATTCAGTCAAAGAGCGATTTATAGATTCATTGGAGACATTATCGAAAGGAGATTATGAATGGCCTCCCTTTGTATGGTGGCCTCGTTTGAAAGATAGTTGTGAAAAAGCGGATGGGCATAATGAAACCTTGGAGTATATTGCGAAGGTAGTTAATAAAGAATCTATTAGTTATCTTCGTAAGATATCAGAAACAGACTCCTTAAAGAAAGATACGAACTGGCTTTCTATATCAATGATGCATATTTTGGGAAAGCGTATCGTGGATGTTATCAAAGAAACTTGTGATTTAAAGACAAGGCAGCCACATGCTGAAGCTCAAATAGCTCTTTCTGAATATGCTCTAGCAATATTGAAAGCTTGTAAGAAATATTATTCAGAAACACGTTTTTGGGATGCGAAGCCTGTAGAGGATATTCTTGGTATTCTGCGCGATGTCTATAGAATCTCATATTCTAGCAAGACAAAAGACGAATGTACATTGTTTGGCAAGAAACTAAAGGATGAAGTACAATATTTGGCACCTCTACAAGTTAAGTCGTTTTCTACAGCGATACGAAAAGAAATAGAATCGTTCTGTGAGAGACCAAATGAAACCAGATGGGCGTTACAGTTATTGCGCAACTGCGTCAAGCCGCTTATTAATATAAAAATTGCACTTGGCGATGATAATCCTTATTACCTTCGTATTTCAACACAAATAGCGGATAATGCCTTATATGCCTGCCAGTCTGAAATTGAATCGGCCGAAAGGAAATACCACAATCCAAAGAACAATCCTGAGGTTGCAAAGAACAATTTAAAGAGAGTCCTTCTCCAAGCATCCCAGCTATTTGAAGATTTGAGCCAATTGAATTTGGAAAAGGATTTTGCTGCACAGAAACTAAACAAGTTTGCAGAAGAAATAGATAGCTGCAAAAAACGCTATGACATTCATTACGAAGTGCCCGAGCCTTCTATTTCACTTCAAACATACGAGGAGCTTTATCAGTCATGTTCTGATTACCAATCGCTCATGGAGTTTACTCGTAAATACCCTGAAAGCATACATTTTAAAGAGGCAATCAAACGTATTTGGGAAATAGAAGATGAAGCATATCCAAAGATTGGAGAGTCCATCTCTACATATAGAAAAGCGCTATTAGCATATAAGGAAAAATTCCCAAACAGCCATAACGAGAGTAAGCTAATAAGTAAGGTAAATGAGTTGCTATTGGGTAGCGGCACGTTAGGAACGGTTTATGAATACCGTACCATGTTACGGTTATGGCCCAATCATCCCAAACGAGCTATCATACTTGGCAGATTAGATTTAGCTTCGTTCAAAATGTGCCATAATATCGAAGGATGGAAAGAGTATTTAAGCGAATTCCCTAACGGTAAATACAGGGATGAAGCTCTTAGGCTTATTCAAGGAGCACACGATAAAGTAGAGGAAGAAGCATTTAACAAATGTCATAGCCTTTCTGATTTCAATAGATTTATTATTCAGTATCCGTCTAGTAAATTATACGCAAAAGCACTTGATAGAATAGAAGAGTTGATTTATCAGCAAGCATTGAGTAGCGGGAATTATGATGTATACTTGAAAAGGTATCCCAAAGGCCGCTACGCTTATACCCTTCGCCAAATGCTTGATGAAAATTATTATAAGCGATGTAAGTCTAAAAAGGATTATAAAGGTTACCTCCAGCAATATCCTCATGGGATGTTTGCTGTGGAGGCAAACAAACATATCAAGGCTGAACGTCAGAGGAAAGGACTGATTATTGTTAGTATCATCGGATTGTTGGCTGTAGCATTTTTCTTATTCTTTGGTCGAATAGGACAAGATAATCAGGGTATTGCTGGTAAGCAAACAATAAACACAGAGACAAAGAATGAGATTGCTGAAACTAATAGTCAACAAGAGGCCGAAGAAGTATCAGATGCCGTTCAACAAAATGAAGTGGTTATAACGAATGCTGAAACTCATAGTCAACAAGAGGACAAAAATGTATCAAATGCCGTTCAACATAATGAGCCAGTAACAACATATAATCCTGATGAGGCTTATTTGAATAATTCATTAAATACAGGAGCAAAACCATATTCACAATACTTCGGAAGAGCTCAGACTGGTGATAATTATATTGATTTTAAAACGTCAGGGAACCATGATTATGTAGTTATCATCAAAAGACACCGAGATGATAGGTATATCAATCATATCTACATTCGAGGCAATGACAATGCTAGGCTTTATGTACCTGACGGAAATTATGATGTGTATTTTTACTCTGGTCGTGGTTGGAATCCTGATAAGCAGGTCGGCCATTTCACAGGTGGCTTCGTTAAAGGTGGACACATGCAAATGGATGGTCCAGTGTATTTGGAATCTGCCTATCTAGAATATACATTGTATCCTGTTAAAGATGGTAATCTGGTTCTTCAGAGCGCAGATATCGACAACGTCTTCAATTAAAAAATAAGTAGCATGAAGACGAAAGAAGAAATAGAAATCCTACGTGCAGATGCCCTTGCTGGCGACCCAGTCGCACAGAACGACCTGGGTTGCGCATACTCTTCTGGAGATGGAGTTACCAAAGATTTACATGAAGCTTTCGTCTGGTTTGAGCGTTCTGCAAAACAGGGCAACAAATATGGTCAATATAATACCGGGCGTTACTACCATTACGGTATTAGCGTAAAAAAAGATATAAAAAAAGCTATAGAATGGTATGAGAAATCGGCTTTACAGAATTTCGCGAAAGCTGCAAATACGTTGGGAGAGATATACGAGAATGGCTATCGTCCCAATATGGTAGATATTTCTTTAAAACGAGAAACTAACATTGTAATTTCAGCTAATCCTGTAGAAGCATTTTATTGGTATAATATAGGTACATATTCCGATGAACAAGCAAGATTCAATTTGGCTAGATGTTATGAATCTGGAATTGGAACAACAAAATGTTTACGTCGTGCATGTAATTTATACAAAGGATGCAAAAGCGATAAGGCAAAGGAGAGGCTAGCTATTATTAGGGAAACATACATCCCAATTCTTGACACTGTCATTAAGAATGTTGAATTAATAGGAAGTAATCCATATAGAATTCTAGGCGTATGGAGTAATTCCTCCGCAAAAGAGATTCATGCTAATGAGAGTTGTATTCAGGTAAAGACAAAAGTAGGACAAGTACCTTCTTTTGATACTGATAACGTAATACCTTGTTCTATATCTAAAAATATTGAACTATTAGATAATAAGATTAAGTACTTAGAACTTTTAAAACAAAGAAGCTCTGGAATTTGGCTCTCAATTCAACAAAGTAAAATAAATAGAGAAAAAGAAATTCTTAACGATTGGGTATTGGCCCAAAACTTAGCCCCAGAATGGAATGATTTGCCAAATAGAGATTCTGAGGCAATTACTATTGCCGCGAGAAAAATATCCTCTGAAATAGATCGTATTAAGTATGCTTTGTTTTGGTTCTGCATTATAACTGACGCAGACAAGAAAGCAATTCAATTTTTATCAGAACAGAAAAGGGAAGAAGCACTTGATATTTGGAAAGAGGAAAAGAACTTCTCCGCATATATCAATAGAGCTGTTTTAAAGTTTATAGAACGAGATACATCCTCTGCGATAGCAAATATTTTAGAGGTAATACATAACGATGAGTATCGCTCCCATTTTTTGTCTACAATTACTTCAGGTAGGATACAAATCTCTCGTGATGAATTATCTCGATTATTTTGGGATTCTATATATGTATTTCCAGAATCAGAATTATCCTTGAATGATATTTATAATCTGATAACTTTCCAGCATAATATTACGCTGAAGAACATTATTGACGCTGAAGAGATTGATTATAATCTCAACAAACAATTTGACATAATAAAAGAGCCATTAGAGTCATTATTACATTCAGCTCATAATACAGATAAGTTTGATTTTGAAAAAAGCAGGAATATTTTTGATAGAATTGCAAAAGAAGCTCCATATGAACTCCTGCGTATTTCCAGGGTTGTCGGAAAAGATAATTATAGATTTAAATTATTGTCCAATGAAATTTCTGAGTCTTTGCTCAACTATTCTATTCATTATAACAATAATTATGATTATTGGGCTGCTCCATCAACCGCACTCTATTGGGCATCAACAGCTATGAAGATAGCTCAAGACGAAGTTCTACGGGAAAGATGTGAACAAAATGTAGCTGTTTTTAAGACTAACAAGCAGATTTCAACCACAGACAAATTACTCGAAAAAATAGACGCACGATTCAAAGAATTAGAAGGAAATAATGTCACACTTCCTAAAGCCGAAAAGCTTCTAACGGATATTTCCATGTATGTAGAATGCATTAAAACTGAGAACGGAAAAGATTCTGATTTATTCAAAAAAGTATCAGATAATGCTGTAAATGCCATCTTGAATGTTATCATTTCAATATGCAATAGAGATAAAGATGCAACTACTTCCGCATCTGCATTTTCTTTACTAAAGAAACTGAAGGACATGGAAATGTCTTCCGAAACAGGAAAAAGATTAGAAAACAATCTTACCATAATTTCGAATAATATGATGGCGGCTATTAGTCACAGAAATTATGGCGACTTAGGTGGTAATTGTTCCAATATAGGCAAAAGTAGTTCATTTAAACATTCAAGTTCAAAAGAAGAGAATAAGTCTAGAAGGATTCACAAAATATGGAGCACTATTGGAGCTATTGGAGTTTTTGCATTAATGTGCTACTATTTGAGTTGGAACAACAATTTGAATTACTTTATGGAAACGATACCATGGTGGGGGTATATCTGTATAGGTTTTATGGTCGTGGTTGTTCTTTTCGTGGTTATTATGTGGGGGATGGAATTCCAGGAAGATCCGTTAGATACTGAATTTGATTGGATTGATAAATCCTATGAAGAATTAATGAAAGTGGCAAATGCAATCACTATGGCCGGAGTACAAGGTAGGAAAACTTATTCCTGGCCATTTGCCATTCCATTCCAACTACTTGCAATTGCAATTCTCCTTATAGGTTTTCCCCTTAGGTGGATGGCCAAACTAGTATCAATAATATAATACGCGATTATATGGAAAATGTAAAAGACATTAATCACGGCATAATACTTGCCATTATAAATGATGTAGCAAGAATGCAGCAAAACCTTGATTATATGGACGATTCCACCAAGGGTGTTGCTCAATTAAAGAATAGGCTGAAGTCAATATATGCGACACTTAAAAGCAATCAATACGATATTCCTGAATTGCTCGGCCGTTCTTATCATGAAGGCGATAATATGGAATGCACTCTGGAACACAATCCTGATTTGCCTCCTAATACCAATCGTATCAAACGGGTTATACGACCCCAAGTGTCATTTCAAGGGAAGTTAATTCAAGCTGCAGAAGTAATCATAGAGTATAACGAATAAAAAATTAAGGATATGAATAACAATAAGATTATTTATGGCATTGATCTGGGTACGACCAATTCCGCAATTGCAAGATTCGAGAATGGTCAAGCCGTAATTAAAAAGAGTCCTGTTCAGGGTGATACCACTCCATCCTGTGTTACTGTTAATCCCAAAGGTCGTTTACTTGTCGGTTCTAAAGCTTATGCTCAATTGGGGAAAGACTGGGCGCTTAGTTTTGTCAAAGAAGGGTATCAACGCAACACCTTCGTGGAGTTCAAGCGTATTATGGGTACAGACGAAACCCTTTACAGCTACAACCTGGAGAAGAGCGGCCAGTCACCATATCTCACACCAGAACAGTTATCATCAGAAGTACTGAAGGCCCTACGCAGCTATGTTTTGGATGACGAAGTTAAAGAGGCTGTAATAACAGTACCTGCACTTTTTAATAACAACCAAAGAGATGCAACAAAACGAGCTGCTGAAATGGCGGGTTTTGACCACTATGAACTGATACAAGAACCTGTAGCTGCATCAGTTGCTTATGGTCTTGCTTCGAAAATGAAGAACGCATACTGGTTAGTATTTGACTTTGGCGGTGGTACATTTGATGCTGCATTGATGCATATAGAAGAAGGAATTATAAAGGCTGTTGATACAGCTGGTAATAATCATCTCGGAGGAAAAGATATTGATAATGCCATTGTAGAACAAATCATTATCCCTCATTTGTCTCGTGAATACAACATTATGGAATGCTCAAAGAAAGATGCTTTCTGCACAATGTGGAAACCAAAAGCGGAAGAGGCAAAAATTGCTTTATCATTCCAAGAATCATATTCATTACAAACTGATTTGGGTGACGAATATGGTTGTGATGATGATGGCCAAGAATTCGAGCTGGATATAACAATTACACAAGATGACATTGAGCCAATAGCTGCTCCAATCTTTCAGAAGGCTATCGATATAACAAAACAATTGATAGAACGCAACAACCTAAAAGGACAAGATTTAGGAGCATTGATTCTTGTCGGTGGTCCAACACATTCACCTATCCTGAGGAGAATGCTTCGTGAGCAAGTTACTCCTAACGTGGACACCAGTATAGACCCCATGACAGCAGTAGCATGTGGAGCTGCGCTGTATGGGAGTACAATTGATGTGCCGGAATCACTTATGGATCAACGTCGAGATACCTCCAAGATTCAACTTGAAATCTCGGTAAAGAGCACGTCTGTGGAAGAGCTTGAATTTGCGGCTGTGAAGTTTCTTAAGGACAAAAGCAAAGGATATGATGACAATATCGTTTTTGTTGATATGGTTAGAACTGATGGCGAATTTAACACCGGACGCGTCAAAATCGATGCGACAACACAAGGTGATGCTGTGGAATTAAGGCTGAAACCAGATTCAACGAATGTGTTTGAAATACGCTGTTATGATTCAAGAGGAAACAAGCTTGAATGTGAACCCCAGTCAATTACAATTATTCAAGGAATTGACGGCATCGGTGATGCTGTTCTTCCACAATATCTAGGAATTGCGACAGTTGACGAAGACGACGAGGTCGTATTTACGCCGTTGGAAGGATTAAAAAAGAATCTGCCATTACCTGCATATGGGAAAAACGGGATAATAAAGATGGTTACAGATCGTGAAATCCGACCTGGAATGTCTTCAGACAAAGTCATCTTCCCAATTTTGCAAACAGATTTGGACATTGATAGTCTGAGGAAAGAACATAAAAAACTTAAGAGAATATACTGCACACATCTCTATGATTGCTATTTTACTGGCGATGACATTCCTTCAATCTTGCCTATTGGAAGTACTATCAATGTTACCATTCATGCAGATAAATCAGGAACTGTTGACAGCTTTTTGATAGATATTCCATACCTTAACATGGATATAGACATCACCGAACGCATAACAAATGTTACATCTAAGATTGCAGACCCTGCAATTTATATGGCTGAAATTGAAGAGGCAAAGAAAAAACTTCAGTCATTGGATAATTCTACATTAAATCAACAGCTTGACGAGGCCGCTGATGGGTTTGAAGCAGCCAAGAACAAAGATAGAGACCAAAAGGAACAAGCTTTGGAAGCTCTTAAAGAAATACTGCATAAGATTGACTCTGAATACTCACTTGGAGATTGGCAAAGAATGGAGAATAAATTGCAAAGAATGTATAAAGAGCTTTCAGAGGACAACAAGAAATATGGGAATGATAAAACAACTGCGATTATTCAGGGATTGAAAACAGATGTAGAACGTGTTATCGCTGCTAAAGATATGGATGCGGCGGAACAATTATACGATCAGATGTGGCAAATGGATTATAAGATTGCAGAAGTGGAGTTTTATATTTCTTGGATACAGACATGGAATAAAAACTTCAATCAAAAGAAATGGTCAAACCCAACGCGTGCCAGGAGCCTGATAAATCAAGGTCTTGAATTAATCAAAAGCGGCAAAGCTACCGCTGAAGACCTGAAACCTATAGCATTTGAACTTTTAGATATGTTGCCGCGTAGTGAAAAGCCTCAGAATTCTGGTTTACTAAGACAACGGAAATAATTGCATCGTATTATCACATAAGAGTATGGCCACAATAAAGAATATTGAACAATATCAAGTAGTCTTTCCATTAAAGAAAGGCACATATTATGATCTTTACAGAGTGATTGATGCTCAGAAGAATAAATTTTTTCTAAGACTTTTTAATCTGGCTAAACTTGATTCATTGCAAATAATTCCAAGCAATAATCAGATTTATGAAATTGAATTAATTCGGAATATTTCACATGTCAATATAATCCATCAAGTTGATGATGGAGAAACGATAGTTGATGGACAGAGATATGCATACTCTGTTTGTAACTTCGTGCCAGGTGAACTTTTATCTGATAGTTTAGCCCGAAAGGGGGGCTGTTCAATTTTTGAAATGAAGCAGATTGTTTCTGGCGTATTAAATGGATTAAAGTATCTCCATTCTCAGCCAGAACCAATAATCTTTAATAGCATTTCTCCAAATAGTATCATGCTAGACCTAAGTGCGGAATCCCCCCAACCATTACTTATAGATTTCGGGCATGCAAGAAAGCTAAATAAAGAGAATAAACAATGCTACATGAATGGGCTTTCACCATTTTATTTAGCTCCAGAAATGTTCAAGGGCTTATACTCTTCCCGAACAGACTTATATGCTGTAGGTGCTCTAATGTATCATTTAGTTTTTGGGATTGAACCGTGGGAAATAGATCTTGATAAGATACCTGACCAAGATAGAGAGAAAGCTATCCTTACTGCTCGAAAAAAGCCGTTACCCATTCCTGACATTAAGGTCTTTGAGATGGATAACAGTCTTTTAAGTATAATGGCAAAAGCCTTATCCCAAGATGTAGATCTAAGATTCCAAAGTGCAGATGAATTTTTGTCAGCTTTAACAGGAGAACTTCCTATTAACTGTACAAACTATAAAAAAATTGAGGTTGCACAAGAATTGGAAAAAGCCTCAGATAAGCCTACATTCAAAAAGAGAGGAAACGGTTTTGATGACGTAGCTGGTATGGATGAGCTGAAGAAAAGGTTGCAAGAAGAAGTGATAGACCTGTTACGTAATCCGGAAAAGTATAAGAGATTAAGAGTAAAGACTCCAAACGGTATCCTTCTATATGGCCCCCCCGGATGTGGGAAAACCTTTATAGCAGAGAAGTTTGCCGAAGAACTTGGCTGCAATTATATGTATATACATTGTTCTGACGTAGCATCACCATATATACATGGTGGCCAGGAAAAAATCGCAGCAGTTTTTCAGCAGGCATATGAAAATGCGCCAACGATTTTGTTTTTAGATGAGCTGGATGCCATGCTCGCAAGTCGCTCCTTACATGACAATATATCAATGTCTGGTGAAGTTAATGAATTCCTTACACAACTTAATAATTGTGGAGAAAAAGGTGTTATAGTTATTGGAGCCACGAATAATCCGACGATGATTGACCCTGCAGCATTAAGATCAGGACGTTTCGATATTAAGGAATATGTACCAGCTCCTTCTGAAAGTGAACGAGAATTATTGTTCAAATTATCGTTAAGAGATATTGCAGCTAAGGATGTAGATTACAAAAAACTTGCATCACTAACTGATGGATATGTGTCAAAAGATATTTGTGCATTAGTTAATAGAGCCGCATTGGTGTCTGGTCAACAAGATGATGAATTCATCAAGATGCAAACATTATTAGATACAATTGAAAAGAGTAAAGGTGAACTTCCTTCTGTATCGAGTGCTGATTTACGGAAACACGAAGAAATACGAGATAAATTTAAGACAGGGAAGAAGACACGTCCAATAGGTTTTACAGTTACGAAAGATTAATTATCATGGGACTATTTGATTTCTTTAAACCAAAACCGCGCAAAAATGAAGAGCTAAATGCTCTTATGGATAAAATGACAGACTCGTTATTTGGAAGTTATTCACAAATGCGAGAACAAATTATTGAACTTTATGAGATGTTAGGACGCCGCTATAATCAAGATAGTATAGCTAACGCTTTAACATGGATGACTTTAAGGTTTTCTCGAGAAGGCGATAAATCTGCTTATGCAATAGTTGACAATGGACAACTGCGTAGACATGAAAACCCCTTCAACAGAGAAGATGCAATAGTATTATATAAATATGTGGTTAGAAAAAGTATAGAAAAGAATATGCCAAATGCCTCTAAAGAAATATTTGACAAACTCTATGAGAGTTTAGGTAATTTTGAAAAAGGGGCAACTACCGACATTATTCCAGGGGCTTATGGTGAATATGGTTTATGTGTAACAAACCCCGTGCCAACTAGAGGAATACCATCCAATGAAGTCTATTTAGAAAAGCTGTCACTATTATCTGATGAGCCTTTTCATTGGAGAAGAGTCGGTTCCTTTGGAGCTCCCAATATTGAACATCCGATAGATGGATATGAAATAATCACAAATGATGGTAATACATTGTGCACTATATACATATCACCATATCAAAGGATAATTAGTAATACTGCGCCCAAAGGCTTTTATATCAAAGGATAATGAACTATTTATGAATATGATAAGCGTGGTTATCTGAGATAGCCACGCTTTTTGATTGTGGCATCCATTGCTCAATGGTCTACATATTATATGCCTCTTGTTGCTGTAGCGTGTTCCGCTACTTAAGTCTAACGGGTGAGTTCCTCGGTGGACTGCTTGATGGCCTTTGAGGTGTGTGCTGCTTGATGGAGCAAGTACCGAGCTTGCCGTTTCACGTTCTCTGTTGGCGTAGTGGCCGCTGCTCCTGTGTTGTCCGCTGGCTTTGACCTCCCCAACGCCTCGCAGTTCGCCAGTCCCAAGGGAGTGGCGAACTACGGGCGTTTTGTTTTGGGGAGGTCTTTTAGCTGGTGCTCTGTGGCCTTGGGATGAAGCCGCTCGGCCCTAAAGGACGCTTGACACTTCAAGAACTGCATCACTGGCTTTGATACCGATTGTACCCATCATCTTGTGTCTTCGGGTCTCATCCGCGTGGACGGACTAACATTGTTTCTTTGTGACTCTTATTCGTCCTCATCTCTATTGCTACCATACTTTGTGACGTTCTTGAAGTGTCAAGCGGCAAAGCCGAGCGGCACGTTGTAGGTTATTGATGGATTAGAGCCTGTTTGTTGATATTCATGTATCTGTTTGCCTGTCATAGAGATTCTGCTATGGCCATCGTTTCTGCATCCGCTCTTTACCGATACATTCCCTTGTTTCTCAAAGTCCACCTGACTCTACACATATTGCTAAAGCGGTACGCGCTTCTTATCCCCATGTGAGCGGGCAATCTACTGTCATTGAGTTGTCACCATGGAGCTTTTGTCTCACTTGTATTTGTAATCGTACCTGAAGCACACTTATGATTTTGCCACTGCAAAGGTAAATCGCCATTCTCGTGCTGCAAGGCTGGACTGGGCCTTGGCTACACAAATTATTTTCAAACAAATGAGCCGTGGGTCAGACTAATTTGACTTCGTCGAAGTTCCTCACGCTCGGGAAAGCTCAAACGAGTTTGGCTCTCCGCTCGCTTAATCGGAACTTTCTGCTACCGTCCACAAGGGTTTGAAAATAATTTGCTTCGGCCTTGCTGCTCTTCGCCTGGCTTACCTTGATAAGGCACTGTCAAAATTCAAAAGTGCTTCGGTACACAAAACCAATAACAAAAACTCTTAATCATTATGACAACTCACTACATGACAGCAGATTTCCGCCTTCGCTCACACAAAAGAAGTGCAAAAGTTTTCCTCAGCAATATCTACACCGTAGAGGTGGTGGACTTCGACGGAGAGTCACAGGAATATACAGTATCGGCTGAGAGCTTCGAGGACGCAGCACGGGAGGCCGAGAATCTTGCATTCCATGACTGCATCCAGATTTCCTTCATGAATATCAACGCTTTTTAATCCAATAATTCAATAACCCCTAAACAACTTTACCGCTCGACCTTTGGTCGCTTGACACTTCAAGAACTATGGAACAATCCTATCTTTTCACAGCGTACCGCTGTCCCCCGTCCTCGGCTTAGGAGTTAAGCCTCGGTCGCACAGGGCATAATGACATTCAGTCATTCCGCTTTTCCCGTGCTACCCCATCGAGGACAACACGCTGGAGCAGCTGAAGAGCTACTACGCCGAGAACGAGAAGGGCAAGCTCCAATGGTACAAGCCCCGCACTCCCAAGGAGGAGGCACAGCCCACGGAGGCCATCGAAGAGCAGCCCGCAGAGAATGCCCAGCCCAAGAAGCGCACACGTCGCACGAAGAAGCAAGTAGAGGAGGTGGCCGCGTAGGCCACTTCCCTCACTCAATAATCCTCATTTATCCACTCTCTAATCATTCAGCATTATGAAAGAAATTCCATTCATCGTAACAGAGTTGGTTCTAAAAGCAGTCCAAAATTTGCAGGATGCCCAGTTTGATCATCAGGCAGAAGTTGTCATCGGCGAGAAAAGCCGTACATTCGTCCTCGTTGAGGAAGAGGAGTTCAAGGAACTCATTGACTTCCTCGATGAAGAACGAGGTTGGGAGGACTTCCCCCGCGACTTCAACGCGATTGTCAAGACTCCGCATTGGAGCACGGAGGAAGAAGAGGGCAGTTAGCCCTCCTTCCTCCTCTTTTAACCCCTCTTTTTTGTCTTTTCGCGTGCGTACATGTTATTGTAACTTTGCACTTGGTAACTGACAACAACACAAACACCGCACAATGAACCTCGTTACATCCATAACACAATGTCTCTTCACTTCGCAGATCCCGCCGCTGGAATTTGCACAGGCGGGCATCGACCCGCTGAATGTGCAGATATACGGCGACTGTGAAGAGAACCGTCATCACATCCTGAATACGACCATCTATCCGGTCAATGGGAAAGTAATCCTTTACGACCTTGGACCGCTCATTGAGGAGGACATGAGAAATGGTGACATCACGGAAAGCGTCATTGACGTCTCATTCTACTCTGGGAATAATCGTATTCTGAGCACGCCCTTCGTGGCTTATCACTGCCCGTTCAGCACAAACGTTGACTGTGCAAGGTTCCTCGCCAATCATTTCCTGAGTTCACTGACTGCCAAACGCATACCTGCCGGGAGCAGCAGCGATAAAGAACGCCTGTGGCTGAATTATTCGGCGGAAGAAGGGAATGCGCCGAACAGCTACACGCTGACAGCGTACTTCCTCACTCCCGCAGATACCATCTTCACGTTGGAAATGACGTTTCCAATTACGGGCTATTATGTTAGAAAAGCACTCGCTATCGGCTATGATGCCGTCTGGGATGCTTGTGATAGCAACTACGACCCGGATGAATACACCATAGAGGAGATGAAGCTGATGTATTATACCGTGAAAGCGGGAGCGCGGCTGTTCACGTATTATGTGGACTACGATTTCAAACCTACGCAGAGGTTCCGCTTCAAAAACGTGTTCAACGTGGAGGAAATGATATACCTCGATGCGGTGACGGTGACGAAGACGGACACAGAGCGCAGCATAGCTACTTCTCATGGCCAGTCGCTCTTCTATGACCAGGTGGACTCACAGGAGTATGAGGTCACTACCGCACCCCTCAGTACCGAGGAAGCGGATTGGGCAGCACAGCTGCTGCTTTCGCATAAGGTACAGAGGGTGGAGAAGGATGGCACATATACGGATATCCTCATTACGGACATGAACGTCGAGGTGACGGACAGCGATGAGGAACACCGACGCATCAAGTTCACTTACCGCCTGAAACGGCAGGGAGCGACATTGACAACGCTCACCGAAACGAACGAGGTAACACGGAAGTTCTCGGCTCAGTTCAACAACAAATTCGCATAATCATGGCAAACGCAATCCACATCACCACTGCCAAGAAGATACTGGACAGCCACGATCCTGTCAGCATCTCTTTCTGGACTTCCAAAGGGGAGATTCAGACGTACAACGACTGTATATCCCTGCGCTATAACTTCTATGAAGGGACGCGAAATGTAAAGCTCAGACCATCCAACGAAATCCGAAAAGTTCGGGATGTATGCATCTTCCAGCTTAATGGGATGGAAGTGTATCTTTGAACACAACACACACAAACACATAACACTACAATGAAAAGGAAATCTTTTAATCAAGTTCATACAGTGCCTGTGGATATGCCTCAGTATGGCTTTGCATCCATTGAGGACATACCAGGCATAGAAGCACGAGCGGCGTTTACCTCGGACAGCAGCGCTGTCTTCAAGGAAACGACCGACACCAACCCCATCAAAATCAATGATAAAATGGAATACATGCCCTGGGGCGGTGATAACCAGATGCCTTACGAAATCCTGAGGTATATTGAGGATGACGAGACACTTTCCACCTGCCAGATGTTCAATGCTGAAATCGTCTATGGCGACGGATTGCGTTACAATACGGAGGCAGCAAGTAAGGAGGTGAAAGAGCAGGTGGAGGAGTTTCTTCTGTCAAACGACCTCAGTAGCTACTACCTCGGGGTTTGCCAGGACCTGAAGCACTTCGCTTTCTGCGTATCTGTCATCATCCTCAACGGGGATAATACCCGAATCGTCAGACTGCTCCGTAAGGAGGCTTGCTACTGCCGCTTCGCTCCGGCTGACAAGAACGGGGATATTCCCTATATCCTCTATGCGAACTGGCGGGAGTCTTCCTTCGACAAGGAAAAGGTCGAGAAGATTCCGCTGCTTTCACTCTCAGCACCTTGGGCAGATCTCGCCGTGCGAATGGGCTTGATGCCCGGGGCAGACGGAAATACGAAGGTGAGCACAAAGGGACATAAGTTCGCTATCGTCACGCGTATTCCCACGCCTGACAGTACGTATTATCCCATACCGTACTATGCCGCGCTGTTCAAAGGGAAGTGGTACAACATCAAGAGGCTCATAGGCATTGCCAAGGAGAGCAAGCTGAAGAACACGGCTCCCATCAAGTACCACATCGAGATTTCAAATAAGTATTGGGAGAATCTTTTCCGCTCGGAAGGTATCACTGACCGCAAGAAACAGCAGGCAAGGGTCAAGAAAGCAAAACAGGAGATTCTTGACTTCCTCACTGGCGTTGAGAACTCGGGAAAAGTGTGGTTCTCTTGCCACTACAAAACACCGGACGGACAGGAGAATCATGATGTCATTATCAACAAGATTGATACGGACAAGGAGGGTGGTGATTGGGCATCGGATATCGCCGAAGCCATCAACATCATCTGCTTTACCATGCGCGTACACTCGAACCTCGTGGGGTCTGTTCCCGGCAAGTCGCAGTCAAACAACTCCGGATCGGACAAACGGGAGCTTTATACCATCGCTCAGGCCCTGCAGAAGCCGTATCATGATTTGCTCTTCACCGTGCATCGCATCATCATCAAATTCAATAAATGGGAGGGCGTTATGCCGGATTGCCCCTTCATCCAACTGACTACATTGGATGAGAACAAGGATGCCAAAAAAGTAACTACAGAAGAGAATCTATCATAGGTACTATCAGCCTTGCCGTGATGAGACCGCTTCGCAGCGGTGCAGCGAAGCGGCTCACGGCAAGGCTGATAGGCATTGATCTATAAATCGTCAATAATAAATTGCCCTATGCTAATCACAAATGACCAGGAACTACGTTCCTTTTTTCCCAATGCTCTCGTCACTGTTGAGGGGGAAATGTCTCTCTTCGAGAAACTGAGTGCTTATCTCTCAGAGGCTGAAACATGGCTGGCCACCTATATCACAGGTGCAGCACCATTGGCCGCTATCACGGCTGAGAATGAGGGCGCAAATAGACCACTCGCTTGCCGCATCGTGGTTTGTCATGCCCTCATTCACGCCTTACCGTCATTGGACCTGGTACTGACACCTAACGGATTCGGCATCGTCAGCAATCAGAACATCGCTCCGGCTTCGCGTGATCGCGTCGATAGACTGATTGGCTCAATAGAGATGCAGCGTGACGATGCCATCATACTCCTTCAGAAGCAGCTCTTCCGTCGTACAGACTGGCAACATTCGGAAGTGTTCGGATATTGGGCGCAGACCCTACTTCCCAATATCTCGGTCTGTCATCAGCTGCAGATCTGCGAGCATCGTTTTGTGGCTTATCGTGCACTGGTGCCGCGCATCATTCAGATTGAGGATGAACTCGCTAACTCGTTCATCAGTCCTGAATTGCTGGCACATCTGCATACGTATCAGTTTGGCATCGGCTATGCCGAACTGTCACCCGCCGAACAGTCTGGCCGTGCCTACGTCCTAACACACCTTACAGCAGAGATTGTATCACAGCTGAATGGCAACCCCATTCGCCATCGCTATATGTCAGACTTGGTGAACGTCATCCGTTCCCAGACAGACATATTCCCGCAATGGCATAGCTCCGACACGGCCAAATTGTTCGAGCCACCCGTATTCGAGAATAAGAAGGAAGCACAGGGGTACTTCTTCTAATTAAAGTTTAATTCAATGTTTGGCTTCAAGTCATGATGTACCTGATAAGGTAAAAGAGACAGATGCTGCAAACGGCCAATAATGATTGATGGAGCGGTATTAAATTTCTTCGCGTAAAAAAGAATAGTCGTTCGAGAATAATCTCCATTGGCTATTATTTCCCGTTCTTGACGAGAATCCAATAACATCTCTGATGCAAACCTGTCGGCATCTGCTTCTTTTTCCTGCTGTTGCTCGAAGTCTTCTATATCTTCAAGGAAGATTTCTTTCTTTCCATGAAGCAATATATGACCTATCTCATGGAAGAAGGTAAACCAAAAACGATCCTGTGACTTGTATCGACCACTCAATTGTATGCAAGGAACATTCTGAATCCATCGTGTCGCACCACTGATAGGAGCTTTAGGCAAACACTCTGTATATAGAAGTTTAATCCCACATTCTGCGCATAAACGTTGCAAATTCGATGGCATCTCCTCGCTTATATCTTGTACCATAGCCTTCATCAACGGGATATGACGTTTTAAAGTATCGGCAGAATACTCGTTCAAAACATTCGTTTGAGCTGCTTGTAATTCACCACGACGGAGCCATGCAGATATAGCATAAGGATGTTTTGTCTGCGCTAAGGAAATACGAAATGCGACCTTCAATTGCTGGTTACAATAATAGTCTTCCCAACCTGCAGGGGAGCTGACAGCAAAATAGCTAAATAAAGAAATGACTTTTTCTTGTCGAGTTTTGGTGCTAGGCAACCACCCGCGTTTTTGCATCTCCCTGATCGGGAATTGGCGTGCCCATTCCTCAGAGGAAACCAGCATCTCCTCGCGCTTCTGCCTAGCTACATATTCATTGTAATTCTGCTGCTTCTTCATCCAGAAGCGGGCAGGGATGCCAGTAACACTCTCAAATGCAACAGCCATATCTGAGGTAATAGAGCTATTCCCTTTCAATATGGCATTGATGGTCTTTTCGGGCTTAGATGTGCGAACGGCAAATTCCTTCACACTCATTCCCAACTCTTCTAGCTTCTCTGCAAGAGTGATGCCAGGATGATATGCCACATGTGGCACATAGGACATTTGAATCGTAGTTGCCATGATTGTTGAGGTTTTGTTATTTGCCATGATAGTTTGTAATCTCTATAATATCTATGATGCTAATAGCAGTCCACAAGTATCTGCCATCGTCATCTGTCGGTATTGGCTTTTCTGTTGGTTCAAAGACAAGCCTATAGGGCTGGTCTAGGTCACATGCCCATTGACCTTTTCGATCTTCTACCAATTCATGATAGTGACCAGGCAAGTATCTAGTATCTTCAAGTGTAGTAGCAGCATATAAATCATCCAATCGCTGTTGGAGTTTGGTCGCCCTAAGTATTCCTAGCTCCTTTATAAGCTTATTAGGGGAATTACACAACTTTTCCAGCTTTTTGTTCTTGAAAAAGACTTTCAT